ACCACAAACTATACAATTACATCAAATCAGAATGCCATGGCGGCAGGGGTTGTCACTATAAATAGTGGCGTAGTATTAACCGTACCTTCTGGTGCAAGATTGGTGGTAGTATAATGGCAATTACTTTAGACGGAACAAATGGTGTAACCACCCCAGACCTTACAGTAGATACAAATACAATAAAAGTAGATGCGACTAATAATCGTGTGGGTATAGGAACAAGCAGTCCAACAACTGCTTTAACTCTAGGAACATCTCATACTGCAACAGTTCAGAATGGTGGAAGCGTTTCTGCACCATCATATGGAATTGTAAGTGGTGCTATAGGTGTTAATGGAACATATGTTCCAGCTGCAAATACTTTAGGATTTGTTGTTGGTGGTGCAGAACGTGGAAGATTTACTGCTAATGGACTTACATTTAATGGTGATACTGCGGCTGCAAACGCCCTTGACGATTATGAAGAAGGCACATGGACACCAGCTTGGAATGTTGCTCCGTCAGGAACTACAACTTCTTTAGCAGGTCAATACACAAAAATTGGTAGATTAGTATATCTACAATTTCAAGCATCAGGTTCTAATTTTTCTATAGGGTCTTATGCCAGAGTACAAGGTTTGCCATTTGCCGCTACGGATGATTCAGATAGTGGAACTTATATAATTGGTTCAATAGTACAAAGAGGTCATGGTTGGATATCAATTATTGGTGGTACTACTCAATTGTATTTTTCTTCAACAGGAACAGTATCAAGTCCAACCCACATATCTGCATCAGCAGTATATAAGGTTTAAGAAATTATAAAGAAACAGGATAATAACAGATGAGTAAAATTGCACTATCCCCAAATGCGAGTGGTTCTGGAACAGTAACTATTACTGCTCCTAATACTAACACGAATAGAACTATTGCGTTGCCTGACGTTGCTGGTAATGTTGTGACAACAGGTGACACTGGAACTGTTACAACAGGTATGATTTCTGATAAACTAAACACTCCATGTTTTCAAGCAACATTTAGTTCTCCATTAAATAACAATTCTAATAATGTCGCTATTAAAGTAAGATTTAATGCAACCACATTTAATCAAGGTGGTGGAACATATGACACATCCAACTATCGTTTTACCCCAGGCGTTGCTGGTGTTTATCAATTTGGAGCAAGTGTGAACATGAAAGATGCTGGTGATAATAGTGACTATCAACAACATAATGTGTCAATCCGTAAGAATGGAACTGATGTGTTTTTTAACAGAATTCAATTTTCAAGTGCTGTATTTCAATCAAGTGCTTATAACTTGCCTCTAACTTGTCTTGGATTAGTTCAAATGGATGCAGATGATTATGTAGAAGTTTGGGCTAGTGTATACGGTGGAGATTTTGACTTACGACCTGAAGGTTCTCGATTCTATGGATTTAAGCTAGGGGGAACAACATAATGAGTGAAATAAAAGTAGACGCCCTATCAACCGTTAGTGGTTCTGGTAGCTTAACAGTAAGTAATAATCTAACTGCTTCTGGTGTCGTAGGTGTAAATGGTGGTACTGGTGGTCAAGTTGCAACAAACTTTACTTCTGCATCAACAATGGGTATGAAAATTAACGATACAAACTCTGGTAACTTGGGTGGAATGTTAGGTTTTTATTCTGGTTCTGGTGCTGGTACACTTCGTGCAAATATTCAAAATGCAAATAATGCTGGTGTTCACTTTAGTGTAGGAACTGGTGGTTCAGTGGTATTTGGGAACACTGGTTATACAGCTGCAAACGCTCTTGACGATTATGAAGAAGGCACTTTTGAGGTAGTTATTACTGGTACAAGTGGTGGAACTGCTACTGGTAATTCTGGTGCAGGCGCTGGTGCGAGTTATGTAAAAATTGGTGAAACTGTATTTTATAGAGGGTATTTTGCAAACCCAGTTATTTCTGGAACTATGAATGGTTCATTGCGATTAGCTCTTCCATTTACAAATAGAAATACTGATAGATTTGATAATGGTTCTGGTGGTTTTATTGTAGGACACAGAGAAATTAGTTCTGGTACTACTTCAAACGAGATTACACTTAAAACTGGTAGAGGTGAGAATTTCGCTAGACTTAGAAGAAAATATACTGTTAACAGTCGTTTAGAAGATGTTGATTTGACTCAAGGAAATGCAAGTATTAATTCCTCAACTCTTCTCTGGTTTCAAGGTACAATGAAAGTATAAATAACTTTATACCTCTAGTGGATTCTAGGGGCGGACAAAAGGAGAAAAATAATGGCGATTACAAAACGTACAGAAAATGACAAAATTGAAGTCGTAAATAAATGGAATATTCAAGTAAGAACAGCAACTATTATTGAAGAAGACGGTGTAGAACTTTCAAGAAGTTTTTCACGCCATGTGGTAATGCCATTTGTATCTGATTTTAAGAAAGATGATGATGGAGTACAAGTTCTTACAGGTGGTAAAAGAACCTACACTCATACTGCGACTGATATTTCTGGTGAAGATGCAGACGTACAAGCGATTGCAAGTGCAGCTTGGACAGATGCAAATAAAAATGCTGCTAAAGCATCATTTGAGGCGCTCAATCCAGCAGAGTAAATAGTTGCATGACAGGTTATGAACAACACTACCTTGGAAATCCACTACTAAAAAAATCTAATGTTCCTGTAGAGTGGACTAAGGAACAAATTCTTGAATATCAAAAGTGCATGGAAGACCCATTGCACTTCATTCAGAATTATATTCGTATTGTGTCTTTGGATGAAGGACTTGTACCTTTTACAATGTTCCCATTCCAAAAGGATATGGTAGGAACTATTCATTCCAATCGTTTCACTATATGTAGAATGCCGAGACAGTCTGGTAAGTCCACGACTATGGTTTCGTATATTCTGCATTACGTTCTATTCAATCCAAGTATGAATGTTGCAATCCTTGCCAACAAGGCATCGACAGCACGAGACATTCTTGGTAGACTACAACTTGCATATGAGAACCTTCCCAAGTGGTTACAACAGGGAGTTATGTCTTGGAACAAAGGTTCACTGGAACTAGAGAACGGTTCTAAGATTGTTGCATCTTCTACATCTTCTAGTGCAGTTCGTGGTGGTTCATTCAACATGATATTCCTAGACGAATTTGCATTCGTTCCAACAAACGTAGCATCAGACTTCTTCAGTTCTGTGTATCCTACAATATCATCTGGTAAGTCTACTAAGGTTATTATTGTATCTACACCTAACGGTATGAACCTATTCTACAAACTGTGGACAGACGCAGAGAACAAACGCAACTCATACAATATCATTGATGTACACTGGAGTGAAGTGCCAGGCAGAGATGATAAGTGGCGTGAAGAGACAATTGCAAATACTTCAGAAGAACAGTTCCAAAGAGAATTTGAGTGTGAGTTCTTAGGTTCATCCAATACACTTATTCACCCATCCAAGATTAAGACTATGGCTTTCCAAAACCCAATTGAGTCTAATGCTGGATTGGATATGTATGAAAGACCTAACCCAGCAAACACTTATGTTGTTATTGCAGACGTATCCAGAGGTACGAATAACGACTACTCAGCGTTCATTGTGTTCGATGTTTCTACTGTACCCTATAGGATAGTTGCAAAATATCGTGACAACGAAATCAAACCTATGCTGTTCCCTAATATCATACATGATGTTGCGAAAGCATACAATCAAGCATATGTTATGGTAGAGGTAAATGACATTGGTGAACAGGTTGCATCTGCTTTACAGTTTGACCTAGAGTACGAGAATCTTATCATGGCGTCCATGAGAGGACGGGCAGGACAGGTTGTAGGGGGTGGTTTCTCTGGAGGTAAGGCACAACTAGGTGTTAGAACCACTAAAGCAGTAAAGAAGATGGGTTGTTCTAATATCAAACAGATTATTGAGACAGACAAGTTAATCATCAATGATTACAATCTAATCAATGAGTGGAGTACGTTTATTCTTAAAGGACAATCGTATGAAGCAGAAGAAGGACACTGTGATGACCTTGCAATGTGTTGTGTATTATTTGGATGGTTGGTTCAACAAACTTATTTCAAAGAGTTGACAGACGATGACATTCGTGCTAGAATGTATGCAGAACAACAAGGACAACTAGAACAGGATATGGCACCATTTGGGTTTATGGACAATGGTATAGATGACCCACACGGTGAAACTGTTATAGATGAGTATGGACAGAGATGGAGTCCAGTAGTTCGTTCATATGATTCTAATTGGTAGAGAACTTAAAATCCCTACATAATATCAGTAATATCGTTTTCTAACTTGAGGTAGCAGTTTGCACAGACTACTTTGGATTTGTTGATTAGGTCAAGTACTTCTTTTCTAGAATCCTCGTTCAAACCTTTTCTCTTAGTTAGAGTACGAACTTTGCCCTCATGGGGGTAAAATTGGAGACACGCAGTTTCAGATTCACCACAATACTCACAGGACTTTTGACCTAGATATTCGTTGACCCATATCTTTCGGGCCCTGTAATTGCGTTGTGAAACCTTTTTGATTGTTTCTTTATACTTTTGATAGAACTCAGACATACATTTATTTATATGTTTTAGAACCTATAAAAAGTATAGTGAAGAAAAGGTTTCTTATAAATATATTCGTAAGTTTGAGGAAACACAAACCTATTAGTAATGAAATTCTTTTAAGGAGATAAAGATGGCATTTCAAGTATCACCTGGCGTTCTCGTCAAAGAGATTGATTTGACAAATGTTGTTCCTGCTGTAGCCAGTTCAATTGGTGCTATTTCTGGGGGGTTCTCAAAGGGCCCTGTTAGTCAAATAGTTCCAATCGGTTCAGAGGAAGAACTTGTGTCAATCTTTGGTAAACCTAACTCAACAAATTATGAGACTTGGTTTACTGCCGCTAACTTCCTTCAGTATGGTAATGCTCTAAGAGTTGTAAGAACAGACGCATCGTCTGCTAGAAACGCAACTGCAAACGGCGCTGGACTGAAGATTAATAACGACACAGATTATGAAAATAACTATGCTGGTGGACAAGCATCAGTAGGCAACTGGGGTGCAAAATTCCCAGGCACAGAAGGAAATGCACTTGCAGTTTCTATATGTGCAAACGCAACTGCCTTTGAACAGAACCTTGCTGATTCAAACCAGACAGTTGGTGAAGACGCTGCTGGTTCAACAGTAATCGCAGTTGACGCTGGAACAGCATTTAGTGTGGGTGATATTATATCATTCTCATCTGCTGATGCATCATCTGATGCAACTGCTTTCGCTCACCTCGCTGGTGATGAAGGTAATCAATACGAGGTTACTGCAATCTCAACCAATAACCTAACAGTTAGATTGTTAGACAATCCAAACGGTGGTGGTGTACAAGCAGTCATTCCTGACAATACGTTTATTCGTAGACGATGGAAATTCTATGACCTATTTGATTCTGCTCCAGGCACATCAACATACGGAGCTTCAAAAGGTGTCTCTGCTGATGAGATGCATATTGTTGTACACGACAAAACTGCTGGTATTACTGGATTTGATTCAGATGTTGCTGGTCAAAGAACAAACGCTGTTCTTGAAATATATCCATTTGTATCTCAGGCCGGAAGTGCAAAGACTGTACAAGGTGGTTCAAACTTCTATGCAAACGTAGTGAACGTAGGTTCATCTTATGTTCGTTGGTTAGACCATGACGGTACATTAACAAACGCTGGTGCTGACCTTGCTGCTGGTAATGCATATGCATCAACTGCTGGTGACGCTGGTATTATTGATGATGCACTAACTGGTGGTGTAGACGCTGCACCTTCTCTTGGTGAACTAGAACTTGGATATGACTTGTTGAAAGACCCTGCTGTTATTGACGTAAACCTTATTATGGCAGGAACTTGTCCTGCTGGTACAAGTGGTGTAACACACGCTACAATGATTATTGACTTCTGTGAAAGTCGTAAAGATTGTATCGGTTTCATCTCCCCTCGTAGGGCAGATGTGGTTGGTGTGACAACTGGTGCTGCACAGACAACTAATGTTAAAAACTTCTTTGATGGACTTGCAAGTTCATCTTATGTATCTTTTGACAGTGGTTACAAGTATATGTATGACAAGTATTCAGATGTATATCGTTACATTCCTTTGAATGGTGATGTCGCTGGTCTTTGTGCAAACACTGACACTGTTGCTGACGCATGGTTCTCTCCTGCTGGTTATAACAGAGGACAGATTCGTGGTGCAGTTAAACTTGCTTACAATCCAACTAAGGCGGAAAGAGATATTATCTACCCTGCTCGTATTAACCCAGTTATTACACAGCCAGGTCAAGGTACTTTGCTTTTCGGCGACAAAACTGCTCTTACAAGACCTAGTGCATTCGACAGAATTAATGTTCGTAGATTGTTCCTTGTTCTTGAGAAAGCAATTGCAACCGCTGCTAAGTTCCAACTGTTTGAATTCAACGATGCATTTACACAGGCACAATTTAAGAACTTGGTAGAACCTTTCCTTAGAGATGTTCAAGGCAGAAGGGGTATTACAGACTTCTCAGTAGTTTGTGACGGCACCAATAACACTGGTGAAGTAATCGACAGAAATGAGTTTGTTGGTGATATCTTTATCAAACCTGCTCGTTCAATCAATTTCATAACACTGAACTTTATCGCCGTAAGAACTGGTGTCGAGTTTAGTGAGGTAGGAGGTTAATTATGAGTAGTATAGATAGATTTAAGGCAAATATCTCTGGTGGTGGTGCAAGAGCAAACCAATACATGGTTACTTTTGGTAATGCTGCTGGTGCAGTGTTTGACCAAAAAACTCAGTTCTTGGTAAAGACTACACAGTTGCCAGGGCAGACTATTACAGAAATTCCTGTAAACTTTAGAGGAAGACAACTTTTCCTTGCCGGTGATAGGACTTTTGAAACATGGTCTACTACAGTGATTAATGATACTGACTTCCATATTAGAAAACAAATCGAACAATGGATGAATAGTATTAATAATCTAGAAACCAATACAGGACTTAATGACCTTAGAGAATATAGTGCTGACTGTACTGTTACACAGTTGGACAGAGATAACAGAATTCTAAGAGAATATAAATTGAAGTCTTGTTGGCCAACAGTTTTAGGCCCAGTTGAATTGTCATATGACACTGTAAGTGATATTGAAACTTTTGATATTACTTGGCGTTATATTGACTTTGAAATAACTGTCTAAACTAGTTTTACAAACCTACTAAATAGTAGGGTAAAATTAGGAGACTTAATATTATGGCTGAACTTTTTGGTTTCAGAATCACAAAAGCAAATCAGGGTGGGGGTAGTGATGGTTTCACTGCTCCCTCTACTGACGATGGCACCCTTGACGTAGTATCAGGCGGTGGACATTATGCGTCCGTCCTTGATATGGATGGTCGTGAAAGAAATGAAGTAGATTTAATTAGACGATATCGTGATATTGCACAACAACCAGAGTGTGATAGTGCTATTGAAGATATCGCAAACGAATCAATTGTCTCTGACGAAAGAGGACAATCGGTTGCAATTAGTCTTGATAGACTAGACCTTTCCCCAAAAATCAAATCTAAGGTTCGTGAAGAATTCAACGAGGTCTTGCGTTTGCTTGACTTTGATGCAAAAGGACATGACATTTTTAGACGTTGG